TGAACTAATGCAGATATATTTGGGATGCCATTTGGGAAAATATCTTGGTCAAATTCTAATCTAGCATATAAATATGCAATTCCTTGCAATCTATGGTCATTAGTCCACAAACCACCACTTTCTGAAACTAAATTACCATTTGCTACTTGGTCATCACTACCATTTGCCCAAAAAATTCTAGCTTTATTTTTAAAATCTCCACCCACAAAACCATAAATATCAGTTTCAACTTCAACATCATCTATATAAAATTTACTTACATTTGTAATTTGATGAGAAGCTAAAGCTATAACCATATGTAAATATTTATTATTATCAGTTGTTTCCATAAAAACAAGAGGTCCTGCAACTTTTGCAGTTCCATAGATAACTCTGCGATTAGTTATCGCTTGTTTTATCATTTGATCTCTATTTAAAGATGTAGATGATTGTGCGCCAAAACTCCCACTAGGCTTTCCAGATAATGCACTTAATGCAACACTTCCTGCTAATGATATAGCAAAACTTGTTGCAAATGTTGATGCTATAGTTGCACCAACTGCCAATCCAGTTGTATAATAAGCAAGTGCAGTTGATGCTGCTGCTCCTACTGCTGCTCCTACGACTACTGGTGGCATATTATATTCTCCAACAATCTATCGCATCATCTAGCGATAAAAATATTAAACCATCTAAACTAACAACTGCTATTTTAGCACCTGTATAAATACCCAATGCAATACCCTCATTTGTATTTACACTTACTATATCACCTCTTGTAATTTTTTTCTTGTCAATTTTTTCTAATTTAGCATCAACTGTACTAACTAAATCACCTTTTCCATATTTCTTTAATGCCCTAAAAGAACCTAAAGCAGTTTTATATTTATTGAAAAATTCAGAAAATCTTGATTTGTTAATTAATATTTTTTCCCATTTAGCAGTAAATAAAGCGCAATCATGTTCTCCCCATTTAAAAGGTTTATTTCTGCAATCTTCTAAATATTGAACTAAAAGATTTTCCCAATTTGAAACTCTAGTTTCCACCCCATTGCACCACTTTATCTGTTAAATCTGACACAAAATCTAAACCTTTATCATTTGGAAAATTAATCTTTTGATCTTCTGGTGTATATCTTCTAACTCTTGCTCTTTCTAAATCAATTAATCTATTTTCTAATGTCAATGATATTGTGCAAGTTTCACCACTATCTTCAATAGTCATAACATCCATTCGACCATCAAATATTAATGTGGGATCAGCGACAACAGCACCAGATGATAATGCACCTAAATAAATTAATGCTTGTCTGCCTTGATAACTTTCAGTTAAAGCTAATGAAACAATTGATGTTTCTATTCCATCTAAAGTAACTTGCGCACCTCTAGCAGCAATCTCAGATGTTTCTTCTACTACACTAAATCCTAATAATGTACCTGCACCAGTATATAATTGTGAACCAAAAGTGATATCACCATAACCTGTCCATAATGCTATTGTACCACTATCAAAGTTTAATTTTATTGCCAAAAACAATTCAACTTCTTTAGCTGATAATTGTGTCAACATATTTGAAGTGATTGATCTAGTCATTTATAAACTTTCTATAGCACCAAATGTTATTCCATAAATAGATGCTTCATTCACATTCCAATTAACAACATTCTCATTTAATCTAAAAACACCTTTAGCATTTGTAACAACTACAGTTGCATCATCTGCAGGTGATGATCTTAAATCTGGGAATATTGTTAGAGTTACATTTCCAGAACCATCTGAATTAGCATCTTGTAAAACCTTGTGAAATTTTGCAGATGCTCCAGAACCTAATTGAATATAATCACCTGCTTTTAAATATCCTGTTTGACTTGCAGTTGCACCATCTATAACTAATTGATCCCCTGTTTGACTAGCACCATTGACTACAGGTGTGCCGGGAGAACTTGATGCAGTTCCTCTAGGTGTTACTGCTGATGGATCACCTAATAAAAAAGTTCCGTATGAACCTTTTAAACTAACTAAAAAAGATATCCATTCTTCTGCATCTGCTCTTTTCATAGGTGGAAGTGTAATATCAGCTTCCCATCTTTGACCTGTCCATTTATGCACTTGTTGCGAATAAGTAAAAGGAGATTGTGATATTGCAACTGTATTTCTAGCAAAAAAAGCAACTTGTTGGATTGTTTTATTGGTTGGTGTAGCTAGTGGATAAGATATAGCCATTATTAACCACCAAAAGCAGTTGCGAATGAACCACCCCTCTGACGGCTTTCTAGGACTGCTTGTTTAGATGCTTGCGCTATTCTAGGCATTAAGTTAGCAATCTCTGTTCTAACAGTTTGCTGAACACCTGTAGTTACATTAATAGTTTGATTAATTGTAACACCACCACCAGAACTTAATTGATTGTTAGGTACTACTGTTCCTGTTCTTCCGGGAACAAATAATTCCGGTCCTTTTTCTCCAACAATATAAGGTGTTCCACCTGTGGCAGTTCCTCCTTTTGCCATAAATGCAGGCATTGTTGTTGTATTAGCTTGACCAGTAAAGAAACTTCCTAATGCGCCATATAATGGTCCAGTAATTTGTTTCTGTATTGCTAATCTAATTAAATCGCTAATTATTGACCTAGCCATATCTTTGAATGCTTCTTTAGCGCTTTTTGTACCATCTATAACACCAACAAGAGCATCTTCTAATGATTTTATTCCTCTATCACCAACATCCTTAAATGATTGTTGTAATGCAGATAACTCTGGTTGTGTTTCTTTAACTACATTCTTAACTCTTTCAAATCCTTTAACTGTAGTAGGAATAGTTATTCTAACTGTATCATCCATTTGTTTTTTGGTTTCATCAAATGCTGATGCTATATTTCTTAGGTTTTGTTCTAATTGTTTACCAAAGGTAAATTCATCAAAAGGGTCTATCCCAAGTAAATCAGCTAATTTATTATATCCTAAAATGATAGTGTTAAGAAAATCTCTTGATGCTTTTATTGCATTTGCAAAACCCTCAACAACAAAAACAGTTAAAAATTTAGCTAAATTAGCTAGTGGTGGCAAAATAAAAGATGTGATTTTTTGTCCAAAACTTATAAATGTCCTACCTAATTTATCAAATAAATCATTTGCTTCTTCAACTGCTTTGGCATCTTCTTGAGTTAATTGTAATGTTACTGCATTAAATTCTTCTCTTAATTTAGATAACTCGCCAGAACCTGCTTGCAATGTATTAACTAAGTTAACACCAGACCTACCAAATAAATCAAATGCAATTCTAACTTTATCTGCAGGGTCTTTAATTCCACTTAATCTATCAGAAACTTCATTTAATAGTTCATTAGTCGGCTTTAGAGAGCCATCTGTCTTAGTTATTTGTATTCCTAATGCTTCAAATGCCCTAACACCTGTTCCTATGCCTGTAGATGCTTCTGAAATGTTTCTTGAAAATCTGGTAAGACCTTTTTCAAGTTCTGCTGCACTAGCACCAGTTTGACTTGCTGCAAATTGTAATGTTTGGATTTGGTTTACTGTTAGACCTAATCTGCTAGATGCCTTTGCAAGATTATCTATTTGTGTTGCAAATTGCTTTAGCGCAACTGTAGCACCTAAACCTATTAAAGCAGTTCTGATGTTAGCAACTGATCTTCCAATTCTACCTAGACCATTTCTAACACTTGCAAATGCTTGCCTAGTTTTATCAACTGCTGATAAGGTAACTTTAAGATTTTGATCTGCCATCTTCTACCACCTTAAAATATGCATACCATTCATTTATATCAGATAAAGTTAAATGTTCAACTTCATCAACTGTCTTGTGTAAGCGATCTGCCAAAGCTAACAAATTAAACCTTAACAAATCGCTCTTTAGTTTTTTTCTTGTTCCTCTACAGAAACAGTTTCGCCAAACATTTTTGCAGATAGTTCTGCAATTATACTGACTTTTTCACTCATCAAAAATGGTTTATCTTCTAATGTAAATGCCTTATTTCCATCTTTGGTTTCAGCTTTCATTATTATAAGATCAACCATACCATCTACAGTCATATCATTTAGAAAGTTTTTATGCTTTCTCTGCAACTTATTGATATCTCCTGCAGTAACTGCACTTGCATATAAAATTAATGGAGTGTTATCTTCTCCCCATTCTGGAACTTCAATAGTTCTTTTTTGTTTTATACGTCTAGCTGCTATCTGTTCACCTAATGACATTAATCACCTTTAAACAGTTGCAGCAGTTAGTGCGCCTGTACCTTGAAGAGTGAAAGATGCTTCAACCATACCATCAAATGATGATGTGATTGTTCTACCTGTCACAATCGCAGTCCCAGAATAATAAGTGTCTCCACTTGTGTCACCCTCTGGATAAACTGCTAAAGTTACTGAAGAACCAACTGCAAATGATACTTGACCATTTGTATCTGTTTCATCCCAGAATACATCTACAGAACCACTAAATGTTTTTAATCCTGTAAGATATGTTCTTGAAGTGTCACCCATTGTTGTGTCTTCAATGGTATCAGCACTTTCTTCTAAACTAAAAGAACGAATTTCAGCAATGTCATTAGCACCACTTTTAACTGTTCCCTCTGATCCTGCGTGTGTTGCCATTTTTATCTCCTTTTAAGCTGCAGTTTCT